AGTAATGAAGTTCGTGAAGTTGTTTCTGCTAAAGATTTGTGGCAACGCATACTTGACATTCGTATGCAGACAGGCGAACCATATCTACATTTCATTGACGCAAGCAATCGTGCTATGCCACAGTTTCAAAAAGACTTGGGACTAAGTATCAAGCAGAGTAACCTTTGCTCTGAAATTATTTTGCCTACAGATAAAGATAGAACAGCAGTATGTTGTTTGTCTTCAGTTAACTTGGAGTACTTTGATGAATGGAAAAACGATCCTTTATTTCTTGCTGATATTGCAGAAATGCTTGATAATGTTCTTCAGTATTTTATCGATAATGCTCCTGCCGCCGTTGAACGTGCAAGGTTCTCTGCCATACGTGAGCGCAGTATTGGCATCGGTGCTCTTGGGTTTCATGCTTATCTACAACGAAATAACGTGCCGTTCGAATCCGCACTTGCAGTCGGAAGAAACAAACAAATCTTTAAACACATCAGGGATGAATTAAATGTGGCGAATCTTAAATTGGGTAAAGAGCGAGGTGAAGCTATTGATGCTGTTGGCACTGGTCAACGTTTTAGTCATCTTATGGCTGTTGCTCCAAATGCTTCTTCGTCTATCATCATGGGAAATACTAGCCCTAGTATCGAACCTTATCGTGCTAATGCTTATCGTCAGGACACTCTATCGGGATCATCTCTAGCCAAAAATAAATGGCTTGACAGAATCATCAAAGATATAGTAAAATCAGATGATGAATATCAGACAATTTGGTCTAGCATTATCGCAAATGATGGTAGTGTACAGCACTTAGATATTCTTGATGATTGGCAGAAAGATGTATTCAAAACATCTATGGAGATTGACCAACGTTGGCTAGTTAATCATGCCGCAGATAGACAAGAGTATATCGACCAAGCACAATCATTGAATCTGTTCTTCCGTCCTGATGTAAACATTAAATATTTACATGCAGTACACTTTCAAGCATGGAAGCAAGGACTCAAAACATTGTACTACTGCCGTTCAGAGAAGATTGGTAAAGCAGATAAAGTTTCAAAGCGTATTGAACGTGAAGTGATTAAAGAACTCGACATGAAAGCACTTATTGATGGTGATGCATGTCTCGCATGTGAAGGATAAAAAATGAAAGTACTTAGATTTACGGCATCATGGTGTCAGCCGTGTAAAATGTTAGCTAAAACATTAGAAGATGTTGATACTCGAATTCCTATTGAAGTTATTGATATCGATGAGAATCGGGAACTTGCAACGAACTATGGCATTCGTGGTGTTCCAACTTTAGTAATGATAGATGGTGACATTGAAGTTAAAAGAGTTTCTGGTATGCTGATGAAAAATCAATTGACTGAATGGTTGGGGGCTTAAATGGACTGGTCATTCGGGGTAATGGAATTAATTTTTCTTGTTAGTTGTCTTGTCATTTTTGTCAGAAGCAGAATGCATAGAGCAGAAAATGAAATTGACAGAGTACTGAAAGAAGCAGAGCAAGTCAAGCATAAAAATATGGACATACTTATTTGCAAAAGTGAGGTGGTTAATGGACAAATTTTTGTTTGGGAAAGATACACAAATAAATTCATTACACAACAACCAAACATAGAAAATACATTTAAGTATTTCATAGATAACTATCCAGGCAGAAGAATACATTTCGGAGAGAAATAATAAATGAGTGCAACAAAAGTAAAAAGTAATTTAATGGATGGCAGAGATGCATTCAAGCCATTTAACTATCCATGGGCGTATGATGCTTGGTTGAAGCACGAACAAAGTCATTGGCTACACACAGAAGTGCCAATGGCTGAAGATGTAAAAGATTGGAAGAAAAAATTAACAGCAGAAGAGAAACACTTCTTAACAAACATTTTTAGATTCTTTACGCAAGGTGACATTGACGTTGCCGGTGGCTATGTGAAGAACTATCTACCATACTTCAAGCAACCAGAAGTACGAATGATGTTGCTTGGCTTTGCCGCTAGAGAAGCGTTACACGTTGCCGCATACTCACACTTGATTGAAACGTTAGGTCTGCCAGACACAACATATAACGAATTCTTAGCATATCAAGAAATGAAAGACAAGCACGATTACGTGTTAGATATTTCAAATGCGAATGGCGACTTACAATCTACTGCTACACACATTGCAGTATTTTCTGCATTCACAGAAGGTATGCAGTTGTTCTCTTCATTCATTATGTTGTTGAACTTTCCACGTACTGGTAAGATGAAGGGTATGGGACAGATTGTTACTTGGTCTATCGTAGATGAAACACAGCATTGCGAATCTATGATTAAGCTATTCAGAACATTCATTCAAGAAAATAATGAAATCTGGAATGACGAATTGAAATCTAAAATCTACACTATTGCGGAACGAATGGTTGAATTGGAAGATAAGTTTATTGACTTAGCTTTTGGTATCAATCACATGGAAGGACTTACTTCAGAAGAAGTTAAGAAGTACATTCGCTACATTGCAGACAGACGCCTTATTAGTCTTGGACTGAAAGGTATTTTTAAAGTTAAAAAGAATCCACTACCTTGGGTTGAGGAAATGATTAATGCACCGACACATACAAACTTCTTTGAGAATCGTGCGACAGATTATGCAAAAGGCGCAACCAAAGGCGATTGGGCAGACGTATGGGGTAAAGCGGCATGATAATCAATCCAGAGACAAGAGTTCTTGTTGTAGACGATACGCCAAAACAATTACAAGAGACTGCAAATTTTGCGAGAAGAATTGGTTATAAAGTTGTAGATACTGCAACAAATAATGCTGATGCGTTAGTTAAACTCAAGTATCAAAAATATGGTTTGATTATTTCGGACAATGCGGGATTGTTTGAAAGCACATTAGACACACCATGTATTCTGACAATCATGGAGTCGGAGTATAAATTGAATATCATCAATTCTAGTACTCATAAATACATTGTTACGCCTTTTAGTGAAGAAACACTAAAACATACAATAGAAGAAATTTAAGGAACATTTATGACGCATTTAAAACATATATTTTTTGCCCTCGCATTGATTGTTGCGGGATTTATATTTTCTGCATTGAATGCACACGCACAAACAGGAAAACAAAAACCAGGAGTTGTCTATGACGCTAATATTACTAGGGTTATTGATGGGGATACTGTTGCGTTTGAAGCGGCTTTCCTTCCAGACCCACTCAAAAAAGAATTAAGCATTCGTGTCTTTGGTGTTGATACGCCAGAAAAAGGACACAGAGCGCAATGTCCTAGCGAAGCCCAAAGAGGCGAAGCGGCTACTAAGTTCACAAAAGAAATGATTGCCGCAAGTCAGAAGCGTCAAATTGTTCTAATGGACTGGGACAAATATGGTGGTCGAGTACTTGGTGACGTTATTCTAAACGGACAGAGTTTACGTGGTATGTTAATCTCTAAAGGCTATGCTAGAGAATACTACGGAGAAGCTAAGACTTCTTGGTGCAACTGATTGACACATGTGGAGACTATGGGCAAAATCATTGGGTAGTAAAGCCAGTGCATGTGACAAAGAGTCAGACAAAATTGCAATCATCAGAACATGTATTGTGCTTTGCTATATAATAACGAATCTGTTTATTGTAGCAGGTATTATAAGGCATTGGTAAAAAAATGAGTTTTTTAGTTGCAAACACTCCAAGAGTTAGATGTTATATAAGAAAAGAATTTCTTTATAACTTTGAAAAAGGTTTTGGCGAATACGTACCTTGTATTTGGGTATCAATTAAATCAATGAGCCGCAGAGCATTCTTTATTGAATCGTATTTGCCTGAGTATGGAGCATTGTACGATAAACTTCCACTAGAAGCGTATGTGAGTAGAAATCACAATTTAGATAGAGATAAATTTTTACCTCTAGACCATTTACAGATATGGGACTGTTTGTCGTATGACCTTACTGTAATACAAAAATCATTTCTAATGAATCTAAGCGGTAAGTTTTACGCAAAAGATAAGCAATGGTATCCTGGTAACTACATGTTTACTGTTGACAATTGTGCGGCAGATGAATATCTAGATATGGGTGATAGTGAGAATCCAGAAGACCATAAATCATATAACTTTCTTGAACTAGACAACGGACAGTATGCGGCACAGCCGAACAATCGTTGTATATTTCTTGACGCCGCAAGCAATCCAAAAGAGATGCTATTCCCAGACTTTAAGGTCTGCACAAAAAAATACATTGTAGAGCAAAATCCAAAATGGGCGATTGGTGATGCTGATACAGTAATGTACGAATAAGGAGAAAAAAATGTCAAAATATAACGTATTCTGCGACTCATGCGAGGCTGAGTATTCAGTAACTCCATTAGCAGGCGGAGACAATACAATACCAACACATTGCTCTTATTGCGGTTCAACAATAACCGAAGAAGCAGTATCAGAAAAAGACGAAGAGTGGACAGATGAAGATTGGGATAATCTAATAGAAGATGATGAATGGTCCTCTAAAGAAGACGATAGATGATTATAGCGGGAGTAGATTATTCTCTAACATGTCCTGCAATGTGTGTGTTTGATACTGAAGATGGTGAGTTTACTTTTGAAAAGTGTAATTTTTATTTTCTGACCCAATCTAGAAAATATGATGTACAATTTAAAAACATAAGAGGTAAGTTTTTTGACCATGAAGGAATGACTGACGTATTAAGATATGATGGCATATCAAATTTCTTCATCGACAGATTGTTAGAAACAGACAAAGACTGCCATGTATTCCTAGAAGGGTATTCTATGGGATCAAAAGGCAGAGTGTTTAACATTGCAGAGAACGCTGGCATTCTAAAATACAGACTATGGTTGTTTGCCGTAGAGTGTACAGAAGTACCGCCAACAGTACTTAAGAAATATGCTACTGGTAAAGGTAATGCAAACAAAGAACGAATGCAAGAAGTTTTTGAAGAATTCAATGACATTCGTTTAAAAGAAGAACTACATATGACTGAGAAGCAATGGAATCCTTCTTCCGACTTGATTGATGCCTATTGGCTATGCAAATATGGATTTGACAAGTTGACATCCGAAGCAAAGTAGAGTATACTCTATATTATAATAGAAAGTGATAATTATGGAAGAAGAAAAAATCAGTTCTTTGTTTGGCTTAGATGACGCTAAGAAACCTAGACAACCAAAGGTACTAGGGCAACTATACACGTTCTATTTGGTTGGAGAAATAACAACTCCAGACGATTACGTTGACTGGTTCGAAATCATTAGAAACGCAACAGAGAATGATATCGTTAAAATTCATATCAATTCTTCAGGTGGTAATCTATTTACCGCTGTACAGTTGATGCGTGTCATGGCAGAATCACAAGCAAATATTCTAGCATCAGTAGAAGGCGCATGTATGTCTGCGGCTACGATGGTGTTCTTATCAGCAGATGGATTTGAAATCTCAGAGCATTCTATGTTTATGTTCCACAACTACTCAGGTGGCACTATAGGCAAGGGTGGTGAGATGTACGATAACATCATGTATGAACGTAAGTGGTCAGATAAATTCATGCGTAGCATTTATGATGGATTCTTAACTGACGCCGAAATCAAATCAATGCTAGAGAACAAAGATATCTGGATGGAACCAGAAGAAGTATTCAAGCGTTTGAACAAACGTGGTGAAGAAATTATGAAGGCATCTGCGCCTAAAAAGCCTAGAGCCAAACCAGCACCTAAAAAGGTGCCTGCTAAAAAAGTGAGGAAAACAAATGAGTGATGGTGTATTCTTAGTATCGTCAGCGATTCATGCCAAGCATGGTGTGTATGATACTCAAACAAGACTTGAACAAACTATTGAAACATGTAAGTCTATCAGAAACAAATGTGATGCAGATATCATTTTGTTAGATGGTGGCTATCAAGATATCACAGAAAAAGAACGTGATACATTGTCGCAATACATTGACAAGTATTATAGTTTTGCTGGCGCTGAGAATGTCCAACAACTTCAACAAGTGCCAAATCACGATATCGTAAAGAATATGATTGAGATTATCGTATTTGGTTCATTTTTTGATAAAGCAGTTGAAGATGGTTGGCGTGAAAAATATAAGCGCATCTTTAAGATGAGTGGACGTTATACGTTGAATGATGATTTCAACTATGACAAACACATGCAAGCTAAAGACAAGGTTGTCATTCGTGGTCCATTCACAAGTCAATTCAAATCAGAAATCACAGGTGGCGTTTCATTGCAATACATGAGCCGCTTGTGGAGTTTTGATGCATTCTTACTTCCATACGTTCGAGACATTTATACTGACATGTTTAATCACATGACAGATAGATTGAATGCAAAAGGATATATTGACATTGAACATTTGTTGTTCCATCACATCGATCCAGTATTGATTGAGAACATTGGTAAACTTGGTGTAGAAGGTAATATCGCACCGAATGGAGCGAGGGTATCAGATTGAACTATAAGATTTTTCAGATTTGTTTTGAAGACAGACAGATTCCATTAGTTGATCCTCTGCTAACGCCATTTGATAATACTTCAAATGAAAAGCCAGAGTTGCGTGAGTTTCATTCTTTCAATCGTATCATTGACGAAGGCTTTGCAGATGACTTAGATGCTTGGGGTGTCTTTGGTCCTCGTTGGCAAAGCAAGATGCGTTATGAAGCTAATGTAATCAAAGATGCTATCGATAACAATGATGGTTATGATGTTTACATTTTCAATCATGCTAGAGTACAGAATGCATTAACTGCGAACGTGTGGGAACAAGGAGATTATTTCCATCCAGGAATTAAACAAGTTGTTCGTTCTGCATTTACTGCTGGTGGCTATGACACTAATGCACTTGACAATGTAATGACAGACTCGACTTGCTATTGCAGTTACTTTGTTGCGACAAAAGCATTTTGGTTAGAGTACATTGCATTTGTAAAAGATATCAAAGAAAAACTTGAAGCATTGACTGGCAAAGATGCTGAGATTTATCATGGTAGTGCAAACTACAGTAGAGATGCAAATCTCAATATGTTTCCATTTATTGTCGAACGATTGTTCTCTACGTTTCTTCAGATGAAAGAATACAAAGTCTATAGTCAACCATACGATTATAGCGTATATCAAAATCAGATTAATGATTTCAGCAAAGTGTTAGAGTCATTGTACGCAATTAAGCGCATGGTTGTTGAAAGACAATCACAAGAATTATTTGAACATTGGAACTTGTTGCGATTGTATTTTGCAAAGACACATCCTGATTTGTTTAACTTGGATTGACAATATGAATATTGATTTGTTTCGCCCTACTATAGAATGGATTAAAGATGACTTTAAGTCTAACAGAATTCGCTTTGCTGTTGAGTTGCTTGCTTGGGCTATTAGCATTGGCTGTAGTATTGTTATGGCACTCACGGTCCCCACTCCTCCGCTTCTTACTCTTTATCCTATCTGGATCCTTGGCTGTGCTATGTATGCTTGGGCTAGTTGGACTAGGAAATCTTTTGGCATGTTGGCTAACTATATTCTGCTAACAACTATCGATACCATAGGTTTGATACGAATGCTTGCCGCTTGACTTTCCATGACACTTGAGTTATAATTGTATTATCAACTTGAGGAGCACACATGGCAAACAAATCTTGGACTATAAACTTGGAAGAAGACCCTGAGACTGGTGACTTGATTCTTCCATTGAATGATGATATACTAGAAGGAACTGGTTGGCAAACTGGTGATTCTATCGAATGGATTGACAACAAAGATGGAAGTTGGACTATGAAAAAGATTGAAACACAATGGGTGCTTGTTGAAGCAATCTCTACGTTTCGTGAACGCTACATGGTAGAAGTGCCTGTTGGCATTGACAGATACGGCAAAGATAAAGCTGACTGGGCACTTGATACAGTTACACTATCTGAAGCTAAAGAATTTTCGCAAGAACATTTGGGTGAGACTATTGTATCACATCGTGTCGTGACTAAAGAAGAAGCGTTTGCATTGTGTGATAAAGATAATGCATATTGCAAAGCATGGACTGAAGAAATGAAAATGAATTCGTTCTTTACCACAATGACAGAACATATTCAGGAGAATGATTATGACGCTACCTGACGAAAGATATCGTGCATTGCGTTGCGGGCATCAAATGCTTTTAGATTTGTTGAACCCAAAAATAACACCCAAAGTACCTAAATACATTCGTCAACGTGCATTGAATGTTTTGCGACACTATCCAGATTCTTATCACTTCACTAAGATTGTGGAGAAGTTGCCTGAAGATTTTTCTATTAACAGTCGATTTATGAGATTATCAGATGAAGACAAAAGTTGAAGAAAAAGTTATTTACTTTTTGAAAGAATTATTGGACCCTGAAGGTTTCGGATGGGCAGTAACAGATGAGGTGCGTAGAGAAGCGCACCAACTTTTAATTATGATAGAAAGTGAAAGTATCAATGAGCAAGATTCAACAGTTCGGCAGACTGCATGAAACGTTTGACCCTAGTAACAAAAAACATCGAAAGATTTTCCATGATGTGTTGAGATATCGCACATGGGGTAGGTCTCCAATTTGCTTTTGGGCAGAAGACGATTCTTCAGGTTCTAACAGTTTGATGGACCAATGTATTAAAGCGATGGGTAAATACTATATCGAAAAAGAGTTTGGTGCATTGATAGATGACGATCCATTTATCTCCGGCGAACTGACTCGCAGTAGACCGAATCCGTGTCCACACATTAGGAAGAAATTGAAATGAAAGTTTACATCGGACCTTATAAGAATTGGGTTGGACCATATCAGATTGCCGAAGCACTTTGCTTTTGGGCAAAGCCTGTCGAGGATGAATATGGATACAAACGTAAGCCTGATTGGGTGCATAACTTTGGTACTTGGCTTTCTCATGGAACTACAAAAGAAGAAATTGTAGAATCAAAGAATGCTCCAGAAACTTGGCTGTTGAAACTATGTCAATGGATCGAATCTAAGCGTAATCGTAGGTCTTACATCAAGATTGACAAATACGACACATGGTCAATGGATCACACACTCGCAATGATTGTCTTACCTATGCTGAAACAATTGCAAGCAACAAAGCATGGTGGACCCCATGTTGATGATGAAGATGTGCCAGAAGAATTGAAATCAACTTCAGCGCCAGCAAAAGAGAATGAATATGATACTGACGAAAATCATTTCAAGCGTTGGGATTGGGTATTAGATGAAATGATTTTTGCGTTTACTTGCAAGAATGATGATTCGTGGGAAGAAGCGTTTTGTTCTGGTGAACACGAATTGATTTGGACTCCAATCGACAAAGACGGCAATGAAGTTCCCAAGAAAGACGCCAAGTTGTTTCGAATGGGTCATGGTCCTAACGACACATACAAGTGTGACTATGAAGGTATGAAAGTCGTTGAAACACGAATTCAAAACGGATTTCGCTTGTTCGGTAAATACTATCAAGCACTTTGGGATTAATTCTATGCTAAATACTCCTATGATAATCATAGGAGATAGCAATGGACTTTTTTACAGAAGAGGCAGTACATCATTTAATTCCAAAAGTCAAAAACTTTGACGAATGGTATACTAATCTAAATGATATTTTACCTGAGTATGACATAGATACACCAAAGAGAGTTGCCGCATTCATGGCGCAATGTGGGCATGAATCTGGTGGATTTACTTTGATGCAAGAGAATTTAAATTACTCTGCTAAAGGTTTACGTGGTACATTCGGAAAGTACTTTCCAAATGATGATATTGCAAAACAGTACGAGCGCAAACCGCAAATGATTGCGAATCGTGTTTATGCTAATCGTATGGGTAATGGAGATGAAGCATCTGGAGAAGGTTGGTACTTTCGTGGCAGAGGCATTATTCAGATTACAGGAAAGAACAACTACACTAAATGTTCACAGTCATTGTTTGAAAGCAATGTGCTAGTTGAAAATCCTGATTTGTTACTTGAAGCAGAATATGCTATTCACTCAGCATGTTGGTTCTGGTCAGCCGCTAGATTGAATGAATTATCAGATTCTGGAGATATTAAGACAATGACAAAACGAATCAATGGTGGATTCATCGGCTTAGAAGACAGAATCAATCATTACAATCATGCAATTGAAATTTTAACTTAAAGAGGCGATAATCATGTTTAATAAAATTAAAGAGTTTTTCACAGGTAGCAAACCAGCAGTAGAAACAACTCAAGAAGTTCCTTTGACTGCGGCTGATGTTGCAATTAAAAATATCAAAGAGACTACTGCGGCTGTAGATGCTAAAATTGAAGTTGCACCAGCAACAACACCAGTAGCAGAAGCGACACCTGCGCCAGCAAAAGAACAAGCGTGGACTAAGAATCCTCCTGCACCTATTGCTAAACGTGCGCCAAGAAAGCAGTCAACTAAAACTACTACTGCGCCTAGGAAAAGAAAGCCAGCACCAAAATAATGTGCTTAATTCCAGTATCTATTATGGTATAAACTTTCCCAATATTTTTTGTTATTGCGATTAACAAAATTTTTAATAAGATATTTGCCCATACCTAAGTAGCCCATCTTTTTAAATCTACGGCTATCTTGTCCAAAGTGGTGTCGAATAATCTTAAACTTTCTAGGGTTATATTTTTTAGACAAAAAGTAGTCTTCAGATGTTAATAGGTTTTCGGGGAACCCACCATACTCTTCAAACTTATCTTTACGTGTCAGCATGAATGCACCAACTGCAAATGGTGAAAAGAATTTTAGTGTATGATTAATTAGGTTGAATGCAGTAAAGCCAATCTTTGCACGTATATCTTTATCGTAACATTTGATGTTTAGTCCAACAAGATGCAGTTTCTTCAATTCCATATTGTTAACAGAATCTTGAATAACTGTATTTTTGAAGAAACGAACATCAGCATCGATAAACAGAATGTAAGGAGTAGTGACTAGTCTTGCTCCGTTGTTCTTAGCGATAGACACTGGACCACCATCAATAATTTCAACATTCAGTCCAATACTGTTATTTTTAATAACTTGTCTAGTGGCATCGGTGGAACAGTCAGCAATGATTACTCTAGTGTCACCTATGTTTTGTGAACGTAGTGAATCTAGTAGATGATGAATATAATTTTCTTCATTCTTACACGGCACAACAATAGTAATTTTATCACAGAGTTTCATCATTGTCTTTTTCCTTAGTCCAAGTTATAATTTCCCAGCGGCCGTCATGGTGTTCTACAAGTGCTGTACAACTTTCAACCCAATCGCCATCATTCATATACATAACACCATTAATTTCTTTAATCTCTGCGTGGTGTATGTGTCCGCATATAACTCCATCAAAACCTCGCTTCTTACAGTAATTGGCCAAGTTTTCTTCAAACTTGAACATAAAGTCTACTGCCTTTTTAACTCTGTGTTTAAGAAACTTGCTAATGCTAAAGTACCCAAAACCCATGCGATGACGTAGCCAATTATACCTACTATTGACAGAAAGGATGAAGTCATATGCTTTATCTCCTAAGAAGGCTAACCATGGCGCCAGTTTAGTAATGCCGTCAAACAAGTCTCCATGCGTGACTAGATAGTGCTTGCCGTCTGCACCTATATGCTCTATTTGATTGTGAATTTCAACAAGACCAAAACTAAAACCATATGGTATCATGGGTCTAAGAAACTCATCGTGATTCCCGGCTATATAAACAACTCTAGTACCACGTTTTGCGTGACCTAATACTCTACGTACTACATTGGTGTGGCTTTGTTTCCATCGCCACTTGTTTTGTTGTATGCGCCATGCATCAATAATGTCACCTACTAGATATAGTGTGTCACAAGTATTATGCTTTAAAAAGTTATTTAACTTATCCGCTTGACTATCTTTGGTACCTAAATGAACATCACTCACAAAAATAGAACGATATGTTTTCATGTAAACCATTTATCTATGCACATAAAAGTGATTAATTGGATAGTGGATTGTCGAGTGCTTTTTTGATTTTGTTATCTACTTCAACTCTCAATGCTCTAACTTCAGCTTGAGTTTCTTTTTGATTCTTCACTAACTCTCTGTTGATATCTTTTAATGTAGCATCAACATCACGTTTGATTTCTTTTACTGTGCCGTCAACATCACGTTTGATTTCTTTCATGCTAGAGTCAGTTAAACGTTGGTCTGTCTTACTAGAACGTTCAATGTTTTCAACAACACCCTCTAATCTACGAACATCACCCTTTAAATCTATCTTGATGGTGTCTGTGTACTCAACCATCTTGCTGGTGTTGGCATCCAAGACTTCCATCTTTTTATAGATTTCAGTTAAGTCTGGAGACACATACTTAGCAATTTTATCTTTCATGCCTTGATAGTCTTTATAGACTTCAAAGGCACCATACAAACCACCAAGTAACGATGACACTAATGTGAATGCGACCATTAGTTTTGCTGGAGTGAATTCGTATCCACCAATACTGATAACCGTGTCTTTACTTGCGTACTTCTTAACTGCCGCTTCTGCCTCGTCAATCTTAGCGTTTACGTTTTTAATTTCTTCTGCCATTTTTCTTCCTTATTTGTATTGTTGATTAATCATTTCTTGGTGTAGTCTATCACTACCGCCTTGTAAACCCCTCAATGTTCTAGCATTGTCTACTGTTTTTTGATTTTTGTAAATTTCTTTTGGCGCATAGAATGCTACGTCAGGAATCATAGCAAAATACTGTGCATAATTTGCGGGTTGCTTTGCAATAGATTCTATTGTAACATTACCTGCGGCTTCATTGTTTTGTACATTCTTTTTAACTGAAGCATTCTGTTCAAAGCCAGCGGTCATTTGTGGTAAGAATGGTTTAGATTCCATAGCATTGTCAACTGGACCTTTATATCCAAATTTGATTCCTTCAGTCGGTGGTAATTCAATTTGAACTGGCGCATATCTTGTTGGTGCAACTAAACTGTACGACACTTGTGGTGTTACCATTGCAACATTAAACTCTTGTCTTGTAGTGTTTTGAATATTATATTGCTGTTGTTGAGTTGTTACGCTAGAAGTGACTGTATCAGATTGCGTACCCATGCTACCACTATTGATAGACTGTTGAAGTCTCGCAGAGTTTGATGCAGAGTTTCCCTGCTGATTGCCTTGCATTGATACAGATGATCCTTGCAATTGTGTAACCGATTGTGTGCCTGATGCGAGTGCTGTTCCTGTTTGTGATGAACCACCACTGTTCGCAATGCTTTGAGATTGTACGTCACCAGCAAGTTTTTCAGCATTTTGTTTTGCAGTCTCGCCAGCAGAGAACGCTTGTGCATCAGCCGCCTGTACTACAGATTTTTCTAGTGCCGCAGTCTTTTCTTGATTAGACCCAATCATACTGAGAACTGAAGATAGAGATACTGTTGATTTTGAACCGCCTGAAGAATCAGACACTTCACCAACTTTAGCTTGTGGATTATTTGCGCTAGGTTGTGATGCGGATGCTTGTTGAGTGGGACCTGGCATAGGAGGACCCGCTGGCGCTGGGCCCACTTGTTGCATTGTTGGTTGTGGTGCTTGAGTGTTATCTAATGGCACGGGGCTTCCTGGCGGTGGCTGACTTCCTGGAGGAGGCGCAAGTTGTCCAGACTGAATTTGCATAGTCGAATCTGCCAGCATTGGAGGAGGCGGTGCTTGAATGTTGTCTACGACAGGTGGTGGAGGTGGGGCAAGTTTAGCAAGTGCTTCAAGATATCCAGGACATGTTGGAGAGTATATAGGATTTGTTGCACATGGATCTACAGAATACTTCAGACTAAAATTAACACCATAAATTTCTGGACCATAAGGACCAGCCCATCCATTGTTATCTCTTCCAACAAAACCATACTGAACACTGCCTAGATTTTTAGATGCAAGCGGTGTGTTAAATGTTTCGGAGTAGTTGAACGTAGACCAATTAAATCTAGAATTCAAATCATAGTTTTTATTGAATACTGTAGAACCCTTTGAATCATAGAGACTGACATATGCAGTAAGATAGTCCATTCTCGCATCATCCCATCCATTTCCATTCTTAGCAGTAAATCCAAAATTATATCCGCTTACTGAAAGCCCAGTTCCGCTGTTTGGTAGAACATTAGAAATTGCTTGCATCTGATATAGATTAGTCGTGCCAAATGAAAAGTTGATATTATCTCCAGGACGCACGATTGGATTTGGCCCACAGTAACCAGGATCACCCCATCCCCAACATGTAAGATTGTTTTGATATACACCATTAACCCAAGGCGTAGGTCCACCCTGAGGAGTATTCTGAAGAATATTCCCCGTAGTGTAGACTTGCGTTGGGTCTAATGTTTGCGCTTTACTTAAAAGCGGCGTGAACAATAATGCCAAGCAAAGAGCCAAGCCCAATGTTTTTAGCAGTTTCATATTTGTTCTCTTTTTCTAATTGAGGTATCTTATCTTTGTTTTCTTCCCATGCCGCTTTAGCTTGTTCACCAATCTTACCTTCGTAAGGGCATGGTGTACCGGCTGCCATCATAGCATCAAACACTCTTCTATCTTGACACATAGTAGCAACAGCGGCAACTTTCATACCCATATCAAAAAGAGTTTTAGATAATTTCAATCGTTCACAATTCAAGTCTCTGATTGTACCACCAGATGAGACACCAAAGATTTGAGTCTGAACAGAACCAGATGAACCTGTAGAACACAAATCGTTATTACCACCACTCATCATTGCAGGTGCTACAGCAGTTGGTGGAGGTTGAATCACACGCTGAGTAATTGTAGTTTCATTGATGTTGCGGTTAGTCATATCACCAGAGTTGATGTTCTGATTAACGTTAGCATTTTGATTCACGTTTGTAGATGTGCTAGTTGACGCATTGACGTTATTGTTATTGTTCGTCATTGTGCCAGTATTTTCATTCTTATTCACGTTTGTGCTAGTCGTTGTATTGACGTTTGTATTTTTATTATCACTTGTTGATACATTGTTATTGTTATATGTCATTGTACCAGTATTTTCATTCTTATTAATATTGGTAGATGTGCTGACGCTATTGTTATTATTGTTGAACGTCTGAGTGCCGCTGTTTATATTATGATTAGTGTTTGTATTGTTTGACGTTGAAGTATTAACGTTATTGTTATTGTTCGTCATCGTTCCGGTATTGACGTTGTTGTTATTGTATGTCAATGTGCCAGAGTTAACGTTGTTATTGTTAAACGTTTGCGTACCACTATTGATGTTGTTGTTTGTATTAACGTTTGTGGACGTGCTTGTGCTTGCGTTGTTATTATTATTGGTATTTGTGGATGTACTGTTGACAGTTGAATTGCTTGTTGCAGTACTATTGCTGTTTGATGTACTGTTACTGTTGACTGTGCTGACGCTATTAGAGGTACTATTTGTATCCACTAATGTTTTACTGTCGTATGTTCCCTGATTGATAAGACTTGTGGTCCCTGTTGTTGTTCCGCCAGTTGTACTGGAAGTTCCAGTTGTTTGTGCTGATACTGCACCAAACATCATAACAAAAAGAGCAACTACAAGGCTCTTCTTGCCCAGTTTCTTCATTTTTTCTTTTCCTTTTTCTATTGTTTTATATTGACACCCTCATATTATAAAGCAATATTCGTGCTTGTGTTATGGTAAAAATTTACCGATTAGTCCGTTGACAATTCTGTCTGACAAGTCATCAGGTAAGAATTTTAAGAATCCAAGAAAATATAACGCCACACTTCCATACACAAATATCTTTAAGCACATGTCAAATGTCTTTTGATATTCGTTCATCTTCCACACCTTGCACTTGTTTGACACCATTGTATCAGTTCATAACTACCGATTGCAAATATGAATACGATAAATGCAACTGCGCCTATAATCATTGCCCATTCATTTAATTCATCTTCTTTTTGTTTACGCTTGCGTTCTTGTGCATTAAAGAGTCTTATATCATTAGCATCGTCTGCATCCATTTCAGCTTGACGAGCCTTGATTTTATTCCATACGTCAATCTTGCCTGTCTGCATAAACAGTAATTTTAATTCTTCTTCGAATGCTCTAGCTTGTTCTAATGCCATCTCAATCTGAAGAGCGGTTCCCATGTTGGAACCTTTCTTAGACTTTTTAGCTTCAATCAATGCTTTTGTTGCGGTACTCTTGGCATCGAACATCTTGCCGATTATTGGCGCAAGAGAACCTAGGTCATTGGCAACTTTGGCTGCCTTTTTGACCATACTGATTGCGGATGTGATGCCCGCTAGTGCTGTGATTGGATCAATCATTTTTATTTATTCCCGTTTACAAATTTCTTTGTGTAATCTATTCGAACAGTCTTTTTTTACCCACTCTACGCAATATACTTTTCGTTCAAACACATCACCAGTCCATCTCCAACGGATGCACTTCATTACTTCATCTTTGTTTGTCTTCTCCGCACTTGCATTTAAAATTATTAAACATATTATAAAGACAATAAGTTTTACAATACTATTGGAAGCCAAAGCCATAGACCTTGACTCATTAGCAAGGCGGCAAAAAGTCCAACGCCAATACTAGCAAAATATAAAGACATGCTGACTGCTAAAATACTTGCAGTTAACAAAACAATTGCAATTTGAAATGCAGAACCTGCAAATGTCATCCAAGGACTAGACTTACGAATCTGGTCACGTTCAGCTTCAAGTGCTTTTGCCTTTGCCATTAATTCCTTCTTGCCTTCGCCTGTTGCAGGTTCGGATTCATATCTATCAATCTTTGCAGTTAACTTGTCTGCTTTATCAAATTGTTTTCTGTCAATTGCATCATCTCTAGCCATTTCAGCGAGAGTTTGTTTAACTGATTTTGCTTGATAGAATGCCCAAGTATTGTTTGCGCTAATCGTATTATTCAAAACTTTACTGCTATTGCCACTGGCAACATACGTATTGATTGCAAGCAAAGCGGCTAGAACAGTAATGAGCCATCCAGCTTTGTCTTTAATTTGTGCTTCACGTTCACTACGTGACAATGGTTTCTTTTCTGATAATACTACTTCTGACATGTTTAACTCCTAAAACAAAGTAATTAATTCATCATTATTTATGGTAAACCAAGTTTTTGGCAGGTTTCAGAGGGGGTTTTTGTTGTTTTTCTGCAACAAAAGCCAAAATAACCCTTGACTTGTTGTCCTACTATGGTATACTAGTCATATGACATTGAGAAAGAAACGTTCCGACCGAAACCATGTACTGTACAAAGTTACGTGCGTGGATACTGGCGATTCATATGTTGGCTTGACTGTTGCACAGGGTCAAGCCTATGTCCGTTCTGTTAAAGTTCGCTGGCAAAAACATGTGAGTCGTGCAAAGTGCGAAAACAAAAACTGGGCAATGTGTAATGCATTGCGTAATTTAGCTGGTGCCGCATGGCAATATGAAGTCCTTGAAGTGATTCGTGGACGTAAACCCGCACACCAGCGTGAACGAGAATTGATTGCCGAATTCGAACCATCTTTGAATACATTTTGACATACCATATATGATGTGTTATACTGTTCAATCTATCGTATAGGAGTGCTTATGACAAATTTTAAAACTGACAATCTTGTAGTATTTTTTGGTGCGCTTGCCGCTATTGTGACTATCGTTGCAATCGGTTCAATTTTCACAATCATGTCAATTAATGTAATTTTTGGAACTGACATTCCAGTTAGTGTCGAAACTGTTTCTGCGATTACTTGGTTGACTATTGCCATTGGTGGCGTAATGAAAGGTAGCAAACAATGAAGAAAATCTTAGCGGTTGCAGTTACTGCATTAATTGCAACAAGTGCATTTGCAAATGATATTGTCAATTATCAAATTGTGCCTGTGATTAAAGTTGACCCTATTGGAAGCATGAGGGCAATTTCAGCACCGAGAATGTCGTGTACCAATGTTGAACCTGTTGAAGGTGCAGGTGCGCCCGTTCAAACGCAACAACAAAAATGTGTAACGTATAGTGACAGAGAGTTTCGCTATAACGTTACTGCATTCAATGTGACATTTGAATATCAAGGACAGATTCGTACAGTTAAGATGAATTATGATCCAGGTAATGCAATTAGAATTAAGACAGTAACGAAAGTTTATGCTGTAGAATAAGTTATGAAAAAAACGTGTACGCTACATAGTATTATAGCAACTTTATTTTTGTGCAATGTCGCACATGCTAGAGTTGTTCTTGTAGAAGATTCGTCAACTAAAGACGGCTACTATATGGCAAAGGTGATAAATGTGAAACCTATTATAGAAAAGGTACCGTACATGACTACAAAAAATTATTGTCAAAAACAATATGGCACGACACACTATTCGGGACCAGGAACTAATACTCTAGTCTTGGGTGTGACGCCTCCACTATCAACCCCCACATGTAGACTTGTCAACGAGCAAGTATATCAAAATGTTGTTAGGGGATATCAAGTTACATATGATTTTAAGGGTACACTTAAAACTGCAATTTTAAATAATGAACCAAGTGAATTTGTGCAGGTGTACAATGCTCCATGACGTATTACATTTATGGCGCAGAGGACAGCAAAACAACTTGGAAAGCTGAAACACTTCTAACAGTTTGTAGGCGAGACTATAAGTTATTTTTATTGGGTCAAGACTATACGATAGACCAATTACAAATATTAGTCCCAAATACAGATTTTGTTCCACACATATACCACGGCGCAAAATACATTGGTGGTATAAAAGAATTGTACGATTACTTGTATAGCGAAGTTAAGCACGAAAAGCAATTTCAAAACGAAACTAAGGAATAGATTATGTCAGATTATGAATATGACTACAAGCGATTTGATGATATTATCATTAGTTTATTGACTACATCATGGCGAGAGCCAGAGAATTTAGAAATCGGTGAAGACATTTCCGATATCTCCGAAATCAAAATTATCTTTGATGGCTATGGCGATTTGGAAGACGTAGATGCGGATGGTAATTATCGCTATACTGAGGGTGGCAATACGAACATGGAATCGTATGCGATTTTCATTCATAAAGATTCTGCACAGGAAGACTTTGTATTTCCCGAACATGAATTGACGCCTTGGTGTTTGATTCACCGACCAAAAGAAGAAGTCTGCATTTATGCATGGTATGACGTAGAGAACGACACTTGGGATATTTTGCCATTGGAAGAACGAGTAGAAGATACCGACTTGACAACTGAACAGGTTATGGGTATACTAGAGACATTGAACGAAAGATATTTTTAACATGGAGAACTTTGATATGACAACTTTTAACTATGCAACAAGTGATGCAAAAGAACAAAAAGTATTTCGTGATTGGCTTGTTAGCCACCTCAAGTACGGACCTGTGACCGTTGACTTTCTAAAGAAAGACGGCACAATGCGTACCATGAAATGCACATTGCAAGAGTCTGCAATTCCAACATACGAAAAGAAAACCGAACGTGTTCGCACCACTTCAACTGATGAGTCTATCTCTGTAGTTGACTTGGAGAAAAACGAATGGCGTTCATTCCGTTACGATTCTATTAAATCTGTATCATTTACATTGGGTGAATAACTATGAAATTTTCCAAGATTAATCCTGGTGCCGATGCAAAAGCATATGGTATGGAACCTTCTTGGACCAATCAAGCCGAGATGACAAATCTTAGAAGCGAAGAAATTCGTGCATTGAATTGGTATAATTATTTTTGTGACAACAAGCAAGCAAAAACGTTTGTTGTCGAATACATGGCTAGCATTGATAGACCAAAAGAAGAAATTTCTTTAGTCGCATCAAGTGACGCATCTATTCCAGTACAACTTGGTTGGGTAGCACGTATGATGTGTATGGGTTACGAACCATCCGAATCATTCAAGAAATTCTTTGTGAAAGAGTTTAAGACTGCAATAGAGAATGCAAAGAAAACCAAAAAATCAAAAGCACCTGTAGTTGCATCAACCGCACCAGTCGTTAACATTCAAGATAGAATTCGTGAAAAGGCAGCCGAAGAAGTTGGCGAAATTGAAGGTCTTGTTGATGACTTTATTGCAGGCGGCTGTAAGTCTGCACCAGATATGCAATCATATCTGAAAGGTAAAGAATTATCTGCCGTTGTGCAAAAGCGTATGTGTGAAGTGTTCATCAAACGTTCTAAAGAATTCGAAGAAGTGATGAATACTTCCGATGCTGATATCAAAGAAGGTTATTCTAATTTCAGTAAAGTTCAATTGCGTAAAGTAAAAGAGTTCTATGATACGATTGTTGCTGAAACGAATCGTGGTGCAGAAAAGAAACCTACCCGTAAAGCACGTAAAGTAAAAGAGAAACCTGCAAGTGTGATTGCCGCTAAAGTGCAATACATGAAAGATTTTGCCGAGTTGAATTTGAAAAGTGTTCTACCAGAAAAGATTGTTGGTGCGAATCAAGTATGGTTGTATAATACCAAAACAAAATTGCTTGGCATGTACAATTGCGACAATGCAAAAGGTTTGACAATCAAAGGCACGACAATTCAAAACTTCAATACTGAAACGTCCATTGGTAAACGTTTGCGTAAGCCCGAAGTGACTGTTAAACAAGTACTTGATGGTGGTAAGATTGTGTTGAAAAAACTGTTAGACGGATTGACTACCAAGCCTTCCGAATTGACAGGACGCATTAACTCTGATACAATTGTTGTTAGAGTAATAACTGGATAACTTAAAATGATTTTAATTGATTTGAATCAAGTAATGATTTCAAACTTGATGATGCAAATAAATTCGAATGCATCAAACCCAATTGATGAGAACCTTATTCGCCACATGGTGCTGAATAGCATTCGAATGTACAATGTCAAATTCAAAGATGATTATGGCGACATTGTTATCTGTTGCGATGATAAGAAGTACTGGCGCAGAGACTACTTTCCTTACTACAAAGCTGGTCGTAAGAAAGACAGAGAGGCATCTCCGTTTGACTGGAATATGATTTTCGAAACGCTAAACAAAGTGCGTGACGAAATCAAAGAATACTTTCCGTACAAAGTGATTCAAGTTGATAAGACTGAAGCCGATGACGTTATTGCTACGTTGGCGCACAAGTTCGGTGTTCCACTTAAAAACAGTACGACAGAAAAGATTCTGATTCTATCTAGCGACAAAGACTTTATGCAATTGCAGAAGTTCGCTAATGTAGAACAGTACAGTCCAATGGGTAAGAAGTTCTTGCGTACTAACAATCCAGATGCCTTTCTGAAAGAACACATTATCAAAGGCGATAGAAGCGATGGAATCCCTAACTTTCTGTCTTCCGATGATACATTTGTCGTAGAAGCACGACAAAAACCTGTAACTGAGAAAAAGCTAAATAAGTGGTTAGAAGAAGAACCTGAGTCTTTTTGTGATGAAGTTATGCTGAGAAATTACAAGCGAAACGAATTGCTGATTGACCTGTCTAAGATTCCAACTGAGTATCAAGAGAAGATTCTTGAGGCTTATGAAAATACCCCTAAACGTGGTAGGGAAAAACTACTTAACTATTTTATCCAAAACCGCATGAAGCAGTTGTTGGAACATATACAGGAATTTTAAAATGGCTATTGATATTAGTAAGATGACTTTGCCCGAGTTGCTACAACATGTTGCTGAATTACCAGCGGCTAAAAGAGCAAGTTCACTAAAGCAGATTGCAAACTTGACACCAGAATTGAAAACGGTGTTGCACTATACGTTTCACAAAAACATTGTATTTGATTTGCCTGTTGGCGCACCCCCATATAAACCTATGGAAACTCCAGGTAATTGGGGACACAATCGTCTACCAAAAGAATTGAGAAAGTTTCAGTATTTCTTAAAAGGAAGTACATTGAATCCTATCAAGCGTGAATCAATTTTTATTGAGGTTCTTGAAACAGTTTCTCCAGAAGAGGCTAAACTTGTTTTGATGATGAAGGATAAAAAACTTACGTATAAGGGCATCACTAGAAAACTCATTGAAGAAGCGTTGCCTGAAATCTTGCAGGGAGAATCAGAGTAACAAAATGGCAAAGACAAAAAAATATTCCAGTTTCCGAGACTTTTATGAAGACGAAGGTCGAGTAAGGAAACCGAAGTTGAACGAATCTAAAAAACAAAAAGATAAGTTCAAGCATCAAACAAAGTTTATCGATCCAAAAAATCTTAAAGATGATGATTGGGACGAGTTTGAAGAATTTGACGAAGTAAAATAACATGTACTTATATAATGAAAACGGCAAGCATCTAGGTTGGTTCACATGGAAAGATGCTTACGAAGTGAGCAAAAACATTGACTTTGCTGTCTACTCTTTCGCATTCGTAGATAAGATGCCTAAGAACAATGTACTCCCATTTCAATTGGAAGATACATTCTACATTGGCATGTCTTGTGGAAGATATTTCGATAAGAAAAATCGTACCGCAACTGGTGGTACTTATGTGACATACTTGCAGAAGCGACTTCTGATTCACAACAAGTATCTGTCAAAGCCAACACCAACAAGTAAGAAGTCTAAGATGTTCTTTGAACATTACAATCCACTTCTACAACCACAGAAACAAAGATTCGTAAGCATTTCAATTCCCGATGAAAACATGAATGATTATTCTATTCGTGCATTCATTAGTCTTGTCGAATCTGAACATGTTTTCTTGTACACTAAACAATTCGGTCAGCCGCCGCTGTTGAATTTGGATGAACAGTACAAGCCAAATCGTAAGAAAGATTCAATTTCAAATCGTGTGATGAGTTCGCCTAGTTTGGCACAACATTTTGGATAAATTATGAAACAAGAATTGGATGAAGCACTATGTGCAAAGTACCCAAAGATTTTCAAGTATCGTCATGCACCAATGACGCATACTGCTATGTGTTGGGGTTTCGATTGTGGTGATGGTTGGTACAACATCATTGACGTATTGTGCGGAAACATTCAAAGCCACGTTGATTTTAAGCGTAAGCGCCGTGCAAGAGCGTTACAATTTAATCGTGCATTGAAACGTGCATTGGCTGGAGATACACGACCACTTCAAATGCATTTTACATTTGGTGGTAAAGAAGAGCCGGACGAGTGGGCAATCGAAATGGCTAACAAAGCAATTGTGAAAGCGGAGTTCAATGAAGTCCCACCACCCATGCCATACATCACAGCAAGTCAAGTGAAAGAAAAGTTTGGTGGATTGCGATTCTACACAAATGGTTATACTGACGAGGTTAGTGGAATGATTCGCATGGCAGAGGCAATGTCATATCGTACATGTGAAGAGTGTGGCAGTCCTGGTCGTTCAAATAGTTACGGATGGATTTCAACATTGTGCGATACACACCGACTAGAACGAGGCGAAGACTTACCACAAAACAAGAAACTAGAGTCCGAAAATTGAATACCGAAGTACTAATACCCATTTCCAAGCCGTCCTAGACGGCTTTTTTGTTGTTTTTTTCACAAAAAGTGTTGTTTTTTTGCACAAAACCTCAAATATCCGTTGACTTGCCTACCAGTACCTGTATAATAGATTCTGTAGTGAGTGAGATTGATTGGAGATTTAAATGATTACGGTTTTGACAATTTTTGCAGTAATGATTCTAGTTGGTGTTGTTGTTGGCGGTTCTGTTACAACCCTCGGTTAATTGATAAAGGAAATGAAAATGATTGACGGATTTAATGAATACCTCGAATGCATCAAAGCTGACTATGTTAAATGGCATGGTGACAATCCTTCTGAAATTCAAAAAGCAATGGCGCAAGAATTTTGCGATTCCTTGTCCTATGAAGTTGGTCGTAGTTACATCAAAGTAATTACTGGTCGTAAAGGTAGCGGTCGTTCCGTGCATTCGTTTGTGTGTTTGCGTGATATGGGCAAATTCACTAAAGGTGACATTTTGAAAGCGGCTGGTTGGTCGGCTCCTGCAAAGAATTTCGCACGTGGTAACACGATGGCACGGACTTTCCAGAATGTTCGTTGGACTGGAGCAATGTGAATACCAAAGTATTCAGTTGCAAAAAAACAACAGAATCGAAAATAGTTGTTGACAAGTATACCGATTCTGTTATACTAGAGTCTAGAGATTGAGAAACAAAGAGGAAATTTGATATGCGTACTAAGACTTACATTCAGGGCTTCAAGAATTCACAAAAAATTCGTGTGATGTTTGACGGAATTGGTGTCTACACTACCGTTGCTGGTGTGTCAAGTGTGTTTGCTACATACACCCATTCACAAGCGGCTAATGATGCTCTGTTGCGTTTGTCTTACATGCGTTACATGGCACAAAAAGATGGTGCGTTAGTTCCAACTGGTGTTGGCATGACAAGTTACAATACCTCGCAAGTTGGTACGCAAGTTCAAGTTGATTTGATTTAAGGAAATAAAATGACTACATTATCACATGATATCTCTTACGGAATGTTTAGCGAAGTCGGTAACTTAGCCGTTCACGGTATTGTTGTTGCCGCAGTAACAATGAACCTGACATGGCCAGAAACTTACAAGTGCCTCAACATGTTAGCTAAAAATGATTACAGCAAATTTGGTGAAGCGATGGACACTACAGTTCGGGAATGTGTCTACAATACTTGTGGTTTTACTTCTGACTTTTATGGTGCTTAATATGATTACATACAAATTTTATGTTGGTAAAGATGTTTATGAATTCGCCGCAGAGTCTAAACTTAGTGCGATGGAAATGTGCAATCGTCAAGTGATTGACAAATTAGATTTGCATCCTATGGCTTGGTTTGACGCTGGTCAAAATGCATTTTCATGTCAGTCTGGCAACTTTTTTGATTAAGGAAATAAAATGAAAATCGAAACAGCAATTGGTATTCTGAATAAAGAACGTGAATTTTTGGGTATGGGTTTCTTGGAGTTGTTGCAAGATATCCAACTTGAGGGTAAGATGGTTTACTCTGAAAAGACTATGGAAGCATTCGAGCGATTCATGGTTGACGGGCGCAAGATGTTTGCACCTGTTGCAGAATAACAACACCAACGAAAATAGTTGTTGACGTACCCACCGAACCGTGTATAATAGATTCTGTTGAGTTGATAAAGGACATTGAAATGAGAACAGCAAACGAACAAACCCTCTGGGAAATCCAAGCATACGGTGCTAAGAAATCCGAAATCCTTGAGTCTGTAACAGATTCAATTAGTTTCCAACTTTCTGGTCCTGGTATGGTGATTGCAAGTTACCTTTCTGATGCACAGGAAGTGATGGGACACGGTAGTGAACGTGCGTTGAATGATGCAAGGCAATATATCAATATTGCCAAAATGTTGATGATGGAATTTGAATTAGGTTTTAAGGAGAGATAATATGACTAATTTTGTTACTGTTGCGGATATGATTGCCGCTTTGTCTGCCTTGCCGGCTGATGCCCGCTTGGTTGTGACACAGACTGGTTACTACTGTTATGATGATTTTGCCGATTGTTTTTTGCCACGACCTGCTGGCGATGACAACGATGGTACCCCATTGTTTGCAGTAGGACATTCTCACCAAAGCTATTGAAGGAATAAATATATGATGATAGTTATCCGCACTCAGTACCACGAAAATTATGGCGCACATGATTGGGATGGTGTGGGTGAGTGTCCTCAGTATTGGAAAGCCAAAGGCGGTTCAGAGTATAAGATACTTGACGTTCCGCTTAATATAGATTACAATGAGTTTGTGAAGTTCACATTGACTGGCATTGAAACGAATACGGATTATTCCAGCGAGTACATGGTTGATTGGTCTATGGAAAGTGATGATTACCTTTCATGGTTTGAGAAATCTCAGTTACAGTTTGATGGTGCTATCACTAGCAAAGAACCCACAATGACGTATCAACAAGTTTTGGATAAGCAAAAGGAACTAGCATGAGTAAGATGAGCGAATTGGCGATGGAGATTGAAGAGTTGTATCTTCAAGGGTACAATGAATTCACGATTGCAACAATGCTTAATGTACCAGTAGAATTGGTTGACAATTTTGTTGCAAGTTTTATGGAAGTAGAGTATAATGAAAGCATGGACGGAGATTTTGATTCCGCTATGGCTTCAGCAGGATATGGAACCGATGAGGATTACGGAAGTTATGGAGAGCCTGAATTTTAAATTGTCGAAAACAAAACCACGTAATATGGTAGCGAAGGACTTGCGTAGCCCTAAGTATCGTATGCGTGTGGTTGAAGACAAGCGTAAGAGAGAACCGAAGTACAAGGAACAATATGTATATTGATGGTATGGGTCCACGACAATCGATGGCTGTTGAAATTTTAGATACAGTTCGATTTGGTGGTCTTGATAAAATCAAAGGTGCTAATGGGTATTCCAAGAAAAGACTTGACAAAGGTGATGCTTATGTGGTACCATTTGGACTCAGTAAAAATATTTTTGGTGCAGTCGTAATTTCCGCTCCGAAAAGGCTATATATTACATACAGGATGAATAGTAAAGATAAGACTGTGCGAATGACTAACGCATGGGAAGTGAAACGATTCTTGGTGAAGCAATTCATTCAGAATATTTAAAGAACGTTTCGGGTTAGTCTCCGAATACTGTGACCCACAGGATAAGAAGTAGCGTGACAACTACGGGTGGTAGTCTTTGAACCGAAAGGCCGCTGGCAATGCGAGAACGGAGCCTGTCGGGAAGCGGGTGGAAGGAACGTGTGATGGGTATGATAGCGTCATATCTTGATGTTCTATAATTACCGCCGAGGTTCGCAGAGCATTTTATGAATTGAGAAAAGGTTAGATAATGAATAGTGTTGAAAAAGAAGTTTTACTCATTGCACAAGAAGAATGTGCCGAAGTGACACAGGCAATCAGTAAAGTTTTTAGGTTTGGTTTAGATGGTGAACACAATGGTGCATCCAACCGAGACAGATTGACAGAAGAAGTTGGTGATTTATTTTGTATGATTCAATTGATGATTGAAACAGGTATCATTAACATTGATGAAGTAGATAGAGCATCCGCAAACAAGAAAGCAAAACTCCAGAAATGGTCTAATATTTTTAACGAAGAAACAGTAAACTAAAATGAATTTAATATCGAAACTCTCAACAAGAAATTATATGCCGATTACGTGGCAGAGTATTTCTCGCTTTGAGAAATCCGATTGCCATTCACCACTAGTGGGGGCTTGTTATACCTGAGGACCAAAAAAGTCCATAGAGAATATAAAGACAAGCCCCCTAGAGACAGAAAACTCTAGGGGGTTTTTCTTTGTGTATATCATCGAATATAACAAAAACGTTCTTTAACAATTTGCATCCATATTTTTTATGTTGGGGGTTAGTGTAGCGGTAGCACACCAGACTTTGACTCTGTTAGCACAAGTTCGATCCTTGTACCCTCTGCCAAATAAAAGGTGACATAGCACAGCGGTAGTGCAACTGCTTCATACGCAGTAGGTCGTTGGCTCGAATCCAACTGTCACCACCAATTTGGGGGTATAACTCAACGGCTAGAGTAGTAGGCTTTTAACCTATTAATCCGAGTTCGATTCTCGGTGCCCCTACCATATAAAAACACATTGCCGTACACGAGGCGTCCGTGGCATATAAAGAGAAAGTAATGTGTTTTTATATGGTGTCTATGATGTAGTGGTAGCATTAGGGATTGTGATTCCCTCCGTATGAGTTCGATCCTCATTAGACACCCCATGCCTTGTTAACTCAGCGGTAGAGTGTCTCCCTTACAAGGAGAAGGTCGGCGGTTCGATCCCGTCACAAGGTACCAGATTTTGCTCGGTTAGTTAAATGGTATAACGGACGCTTGATAAGCGTTTATTACAAGTTCAATTCTTGTACTGAGCACCAAATGCCCCGATGGTGGAATGGTAGACACGCTGGTCTTAGAAGCCAGTGCCTAGTGCGTGAGAGTTCGAGTCTCTCTTGGGGCACCAGATTATGCGCCTTTAGTAAAATGAATATTACACAACGCTACGAACGTTGAAGTGGGAGTTTGATTCTCTCAGGGCGCACCAATGCAACTTTAGCTGATGTGGTCATAGCGGTGGTCTGAAGAGCCATTGAAAGAGGTTCGATTCCTCTAGGTTGCACCAAGATATGGAAGATAATGCAGGTGGGATGGTCCGCCGACTAGCCTTGAAAACTAGGTTCTCAGAAATGGGATGGGGTTCGACTCCTCTGTCTTCCGCCAAAATTATAGAGAGTTGGGTGAGTGGTTAAACCAGCAGTTTGCTAAACTGTCATTGCGAAAGCGGTGCATGAGTTCGAATCTCATACTCTCTGCCAAGAATGTAGTTGACAAAAAGTGTGTAGAGTGTTATACTCTATTCATAGATTAAAAAAGTATGCACGATTCGTCTATCGGTTAGGACTCAGGGTTTTCATCCCTGCAAGAGGAGTTCGATTCTCCTATCGTGTACCAGAGTTAATGGAGTAATTGATGCTATGGCGTGTGCATCGGCGGACTGTAAATCCGTCCCCTTGTGGTAAACATTCTTGGTTCGACTCCAAGTTACTCCACCAAGTTTAGGTCTGTTCGTATAGTGGTTATTACTGCGGATTGTCTATCCGCTTACAGGAGTTCGATTCTCCTACAGACCGCCAAGTTTTATGTGAGTGTGCGCCGAATGGTTAGGTAGCAGATTGCAAATCTGAATAATGCAGGTTCGAGTCCTGTCACTCACTCCATACATATATATTATAGCGGGTTACGTCAGAGGTCAGACTATCAGGCTCATAACCTGGGAGACGAAGGTTCGAATCCTTCACCCGCAACCATTTTTATTCCTCAGTAGCACAGCGGTAGTTGCACTTGACTGTTAATCAAGGTGTCCGTGGTTCGATCCCACGCTGAGGAGCCAATTACAAAGAAGAATATGAAAAAAATAATCTTGTCTCTAATTTTGTTTACGTGCTTGAGTGCTAGTGCTGGTGCTATTACAGTCTACACATACAACATTACTAAACAGTATCCAATTGTTGATGCTGAAATTGATAAAATGAGACCAATAGCAAGCATTACGAAATTGATGACTGCATTGGTGTTACTTGAGAGTGGAGTTTCGTTAGATGAGAAAGTTCCATACAAAGGAATGTTCTACTCACACAAGAAGTTCACTAGAGAAGAGTTATTGAATTTGATGCTGGTGAAAAGTGACAACAGAGCCGCAGAAGCATTAGCAGAAAGCATGGGTGGTAAACTATGGACCGTTTATCAAATGAACAAACGTGCAATTGCGCTTGAGATGTACAATACAAAATTTGATGATACGTCTGGTCTAAGTGCAAAGAACATTAGTACCGCAAGAGATTTAGTTATCATGTTGACAGATGCATATAAGCATGATAAGATACGTGAGATATCTGCATTAAGTAGATACGATTTGAAAGTTGTAGATAAGAAGAATAGAGAGAAACACATTCTAGTCAATAACACTAACGTGAAGTTGATGAACAAATATGATATCATTGAAGTATCTAAAACTGGCACAACAAATGCGGCTGGTAAGTGTCTTGTGATGATAGTACATAAGAATGGTGAGCAGTATGCAATTGTTATTCTCGGAGGCACAACAAGAGCCGATGTAGATAACTTAGCTAAGAATATAATGGAAAGAATAATTTAAGTTTAGCCGGATTAGCACAGCGGTAGTGCAATCGCCTTGTAAGCGATAGGTCGTCTGTTCGAACCAGACATCCGGCACCATATTTGTTAAGTGTGTGTGAGAAAGTGTTTAGCCGACAGCCTAACTATCAAGGTGAATAACCATCCTTCTATGCAATCCAATCCGATGGCTACGGGCATACTGCAATAGAATGTGAGAGTCAAGTAACAGTCTCTTAAACATGCGATAGTACACTTAACAAATATATAAATATCTCGGTATGGTGAAATGGTATCATTCGTGGTTTGGGACCATGAGGCGCAAGTTCGATTCTTGCTACCGAGACCAATTTGGGGGATTAGTGATAATGGGAGCACATGTGCTTTGCAAGCATGAAGTGGGAGTTCGATCCTCCCATCCTCCACCATTAATGTAGTAGTATAAAAACAATATAAGAGTGAAAGTATAAAATGTTATATCTAATAAAATCATTTACTGATAGTGTAATGAATATGTTAAGTGAGGATCCTGTGCGTCCTCACATTCCACATGTTGACAGAGTTGGCGACAACAAAGATATCTTTGTGTTGCGTGATGAAAATGAACAAGTGAAAGCAATTACATGTGTAAGTTATCAAACAGAAATTCCAACAAAAGAAACAGAGTTATTTCAAGTATCATCTGAACCTGTTGTTGCAATTTTTTATACCATTTGGAGTTATGCTCCAGGTGCCGGTCGCACATTAATTTTTGATGCAGTTAGACATATCAAAGAAAACAAACCAGAAATTCAAAGATACGTTACGCTAAGTCCAAAGACTGAAATGGCTAAACGTTTTCATTTGCGTAATGGTGCAGTTGTTTTCAGAGAGAATGAGGACACAGTTAACTACGAATATCATAGGGTGATTTTATGAGTGATGGTGGAAAAGGAAGCGCACCACGTCCATTTAGCGTGAGTCAAGAAGAATTTGCAAATAACTTTGATGCAATCTTTCGCAAGAATATCAAAGCGGCTGAAGAAATTCATTCTGACAAAGGATATGAATTGGGCACTAAAGAAGGCTACGAAGAATTCAATAAGAAACGACAAGATGCGTTAGACAAGTTGCATACAGCCAATGAAGAGTTGGGTTTGTATGATGATGAGTATGAAGCAATTCATAAGTACAATGAAGAAACTAAAGAAGTTAAGTTCAGGCAATTGAACAAATGAAAGTCGAATTACATAAATTATTCTACACTCCAGTCTGGAGATTTCACTATCCAGACTTTGAGAATGACCAAGAGTTCTTAGTGCGATATCTTGCACAAGATAATCTATATCTTTCTGAACGTGAGAAGAATGGGCTTCAAATCACTAGAGCAAACTTACACAAAGACGCTAAAGTAAAGAAGCTAACAGACTTCATTCACAGTTGTGGTAAGTATGCAATGGATGATATGGGTTACTCTGATTCATGTGGCATTACAAGTATGTGGGCTACTAGACAAAAAGCTGGTGGGTTTCATCATATGCACAGTCATGCGAATAGTTTCTTAGGTGGTTCATTTCATTTGTTTGATGCTGATGGTAATGCAAGCGGAACAGTATTCCCGAATCTAAGTGCAGAGAAATATGTATTGCAACCCGCAATCTCAGGTAAGAATGAATTGATGTTGAAGTCGCAACAAGAGTTACCTTTTGTTCCAGGAACGTTAGTTATGTTTCCCGCATGGGCAACGCACCAAACAAGTCCTACTGATTGTAATTATAGAATCATTGTTGGCGTGAACATTATGCCAATTGGTAAAACTAATTTTGACCACTTTGATAGATATAATTTTCCTAGTACTGAAGACATGCAATTGATGGAGTATGGTGATGAGTAACTTCAGATTCATTGAAACTGGAATTGACATAAGTAAAATTCTAGAACAGATTGAAGATAAAGATTGGCAAGCAGTTTCTACGTATTCTAAGATTGGCGGAGAACAAAACCCATATGGGTTTCTTCCTTTAGTCATGGCGATGGTTCGTAGTCCAGATGAGAATCCTAAAAACTCCGATTTGCAAAGACGCACACCACTCTATGATAAGTATACAGAAGTGAGAAAGTATCTTAAGAAGCACGGCATTACGCAAACTTCAAGAGCCGCATTCTTCAAGTTGAATCCGAACGATAGTGTTGGACGCCACATTGATGATGGCACATATTATGCAACAAGAGACAGATATCATTTATCATTACAAGGCACTTACTTATATGAAGTAGATGGTGAAGAAATACAAATAGAACCAGGAACATTTTTCTGGTTCGATAATAAGAAATATCATTCTGCGTGGAACAATGGTACAGTAGACAGAATTACATTCGTGTTTGACGTACCACATTCTGCAAAGAATCCATAATTACTCACTGGTGTAATGGCAGCATCACGGTCTCCAAAACCGTTGGTCGGGGTTCGAGTCCCTGGTGGGTAGCCAAAAATATGCGGGGTTCGTAAAATGGTATTACCTCAGTCTTCCAAACTGAAGTCAGGAGTTCGATTCTCCTACCCCGCTCCACTTGACTTATAAATCAATATAAACTATACTACGTGTATAGAAATTAATTCTGACTGTAGCTCAGTAGGATAGAGCAACGGATTTCTAATCCGTCGGTCGGGGGTTCGAATCCCTCCAGTCAGGCCAGTTATGCGAGAATGGTGGAATGGTATACACAGGAGACTTAAAATCTCCCGCCGCAAGGATTGAGGGTTCGAGTCCCTCTTCTCGTACCAATATGGGCTGATAGCTTAACGGTTAAAGCAGAGGACTCATAATCCTTTGAGTGTGGGTTCGATTCCCTCTCAGCCTACCATGTTTTATTAAGGAGTGCGTTGTGCGTAAATTAGATTTAGAAGAGGTGCGGCAGTTCATAGAAAATCAAACACCAGAGACTAAAATCTATATTGGTTGTGATTCCGAAAGATTTAACATAGGTGGACTTTGGTATGCGGATTACATACTTGCTATTGTAATTCACATCAACGGAAATAATGGATGCAAATTGTTTGGTGAAGTACAGCGTGAACGTGACTATGACCAAAAAGTTAATCGTCCAAGATATCGTTTAATGAACGAAGTGTATAAACTTTCTGAGTTGTATATCAAACTTGCAGATGTACTTGAAGGTCGTGATGTAGAAGTGCATTTGGATATTAATCCGAATGAGTTGCATGGTAGTTCTTGTGTTATTAATGAAGCAATGGGATACATCAAAGGAACATGTAATGTTGTTCCTATGGTTAAACCGAATGCGTTTGCGGCATCATATGCGGCAGATAGATTGAAAGGATTGAAAGTTGCGTAAATTATTTGTTATGACTTTGCTTTGTGTGAGTACTCTTGCACATGCTGAACGTGTATCGGGTACTGGTGAATATTCATTTGGTCCTGATACTGCTGAGAATGTTGCATGTAGACTTGCTGAAGAAAAAGCAAAGCAAAATGCAATTGCGAATTTTGTTGGTGAATTGATTGAAGCCGCAACAAACGAAAATTGTAAAGATGAGAAGTGTACGACACTATCAACTTTATATACTGAAGTGAGTGGTGAAATTAAAACCATTATCAAGAAAGACAAACAAGTTTATCCTGATAGAAATCGGCAAGTATGTGAAGTTGACATTGTGGCTGACGTAGAGAAGATTACCAATACAATGAAGTTTCATGTTGAAGGTAAGAATCAATTGAAAGTTGGAGAACGATTTGTCTTTCAAGCTGTCTCTGGGATTACTGGTACCGTTGGTGTTTTTAATCTAGTTGACAAAGAGTATCAAATGGTTTATACTGACAAAGTACTGGAGATTAATAAACAGGTTCAAATTCCATCTGCTAGATACAAAATGCAAGCTGAATTGCCAATTGGCAAAGGTCATTCTAATGAGTTGCTTGTGTTCTTGTTTACCGATAAGAATTTGACTTTTAAGAGTCGGTATAGTACAATGGAGTTTGATTCGCTGGTAAAGGACATTCCTTTTAACAGTCGGAAAGTTATTAATCATCATGTGAGCATTGAAAGGTAGTGAAATGAAGTCTCTTTTTATTATGGGTGTACTAGTAGCCTTAACTGGCTGTGGTACTGTGGGTGGCACTCTGCAAGGTGCTGGACAAGACTTGAATCAAGCAGGTCAATACATTAAGAATGTGGGAAAGTAAATTATGGAAAAGTTTTTATGTTATGCAGTATTGCCGTTTGTAATTTCATTAAGCGCATGTAGCACTATCAAAGATGGTCCGAGTGTTAGTGAAACGAAAATGTTTAGTAACGAAGTTGACTACCCTAAGTGGTATGCTGACGCACCAAAGAAAGACGATTCCGCTATCTATGGTGTTGGTACTGAATACTCAAACGATTTTCAATTCGCTGTAGACAAAGCAATGCTATCTGCTAAACGTGAACTTGCTTCCAACTATTCTTCATACACTAGTGCTATGATGAAAGACTTTGCAGTTGAATCTGGTGTGCTAGGTAAAGGTGTTGCTAATGCTGACATTGAACGTACTACACGATTGATTGTTGCTAAAGTAAATCTGGTTGGTGTGCAACGCACTAACTTTATTGTTGTAAAAGAAGGTAGTGGCTTTCGTTCATTCGTTCGCTTGCGTTTTTCTGCTGACGAATCAAACAAGATTATGCTTGCTGAAATTCAACGTAACGCCGCACTCTATGCACAACTACGTGCATCTAAATCTTTTCGTGAGTTAGATAAAGAAACTGGTAAGATTGAAACACAAAAAATTAATGAATTGAATGCGATGAAGGTGGACTAATGAACAAAGTTATTCGTGATGGAAAAGTTGCAGTACTAGTATCTCCAGGATTCGGTGCTGGTTGGTCAACATGGGCATATAGTGGTGAAGAAGATAATCGTGACTTTATGCTCTTTGATCCAACACTAGTTACTATGGTTGAACGTGGCGATTCAGTAGAAGCGATTGAATCATATGTTACTGCTATTCATCCACACACATACTGTGGTGGTGCAGACGATTTGACAATTCAATGGTTGCCTGTTGGTACTGCTTTTCGCATTCACGAATATGATGGTTCTGAATCTGTAGAGATTCGTGATGAAATGGATTGGAAGATAGCATGATGAAATTTCTATGTGGATGTGCTGTTGGTATCTTTCTTGCAACAGCAGGAACTTCCGGAATTGCAATGCTTATAGATAGTAGTGTTAGTAAATTTCAAAACACTATCAAAGAATCTGTTCGTGAACAACCACCACGACAAAACAATCAACAAATGAAAATGGAGTCGATATGAAACACTGGAGCGAATTAACTGACCTAGAATCTGCAATCATTCGAGTTGGAGAATTTAAAAATCTCTTTAAACTTCTTGTCGCTGGCACAGAAAATTATGTGGACATTAAAGTATTGCAATCTGCAATCTACACAATGGACGGTATGATTGACGATATCGATTCTACATTGTATGAAAAATTTCAAACAGTATGGGATTGCGTTAAAGATGACTTGCCAGTAGAATTGGTTGACACCGAAAACAATTATCAATTCGAAAACGGGCAACCATTCTATGATAATATGAATTTTACATCTGAGAACCAAGGTAGTACAGTCACAATTACTAGCAATGAAGAGGATGAAGCATTCAAAGACTTAGAAAACGCAATCAAAAATTGGCACAAAGCAACCCCATAACCAGGCTTTTGGGCGGCTTTCCGCTTTAGACTGTATTCCTACCCCTCCGAGACTAGAAAAACCGCCCAAAAGGCGGTTTTTTGCGTTGTTTTTCTGCAACATTCTTGAAAATAGTTGTTGACATATACCCTAATGAGAGTACAATAGACTTTGTTGATTGAGAAAACAAAGGAAATTTATGAAACTGCTCTCTACTGGAAACCCCAAGGTTCTGAAAGGAATGTCACAAGGTTACAATACCTACATTCTGCACCTTGCGCCTGCCAACTTGAGCGGTTATGAAACTTGCGCCAAGCGCACGGCTGGTTGTACTGCCGCTTGTTTGAACACCGCTGGTCGTGGTGGTATGTTTAAGCGTGGCGAAACCACTAACGTTATTCAAAAGGCACGTATTCGTAAAACCAAAATGTTTTTCGAAGACCGTATTCAATTTATGAACCTGCTGGTTGCTGATATTGAATTAGCAATTAAGCAAAGCAAACGGATGAACCTTGTTCCTGTGTTCCGTTTGAATGGTACTTCTGACCTTGCGTTTGAAAAGTATGAGGTTGTTCGTAACGGTCAATTGTTCCGTAACATGTTCACCGCTTTTCCTGAAGTCCAATTCTATGACTACACCAAAATACTTGGTCGTAAAATTGTTGATATCGCCAACTACCACCTGACATTCTCTGCCGCTGATGGCAATGATGCCGATGTTGCAAAAGCAATTCAACAAGGTTATAATGTTGCTACCGTGTTCGGTATTAAGAAAACTTTGCCAATGCCTGAGACTTATATGGGTATGCCAGTTTTCAATGGTGACGAATCCGATTTGCGTTTCCTTGACCCTAAAGGTGTTGTCGTTGGTTTGTATGCAAAAGGCAAAGCAAAAAAAGATACCACTGGTTTTGTGAAATATCCTATTCTTATGTTGATGGCCGCTTAAAATGAAATCTAAAATCTTTATCACTTATCCCGATAATTACAAATATTTTAAAAGCAAATTGCCTACGGGACAAAAAGGGTATTGTGAAATTATGCGGAACGTTACTGTAGAACCAGACCCGAATAATGTTTATGATAATTGGGGTACTATCGAAGCATACGGACAAAAACTTTTTGTCCACGCATACGATTATGAAGGTGAAGAGAAATTGTGGCAAATTTCTGGTGTTGCAAGAAAACAACAGTCTTGAAAATAGTTGTTGACATTGTTTCCCATTGTGCTATACTAGAATTTGTTCAGTTGAAAAGAGATTAAAATGGAAGTTTATATCGTTAAGAGTTTTAGTCCTGAGAATGGTTGGGTCAATTTGAAGGCATTTGATAACAATGATGCCGCCGTGTATTTTGCTAATACCATTGAAAAGCAAATACCTGATGATGCTGAAGATGAATTTGTTGAAATTGAAGTACTTAATGTTAGGAGTTGGAATTAATGCGTGGTTCTATTCGAATGATTGTTGGTTTTCTGATTGTCTTTGGTGCTGTTGGTAGTATCGAAATCGATCCCAATGCCAATCTAATAATTGAAATGATTCTTGCTGGCGCTGGTCTGGCACTCTTGTTTTCTGGTGTTAATGCAATGAAAGAAAATTCATAATGAGCGACATTGAAATTGAAATTAATGAACTGCTGGACACCACAGTTATGCTTTGCGAAGAAATTGCAGAGCAAGTTGGATGTCCAGTTGAATGGGTCGAGAAAATTGTTGAGAAGCGTTGGAATGACATGTTGTTTTCCAATGCTGATTTTATGAATGGTTATGATATGGCAAAGGAGAATGCATAATGGGTACTCGGTCTTTAACTTTTGTTTATGATTCTAGTGGTCTCAATGGTGAATCTGAACCAATCATGTGCATCTATCGTCAATACGATGGATATCCTTCAGGGCATGGACATGAACTGGCTCAGTTTTTAAATTCTAAAACCATTGTCAATGGCTATGGTGAACAAAATTCAATGGAAGCAAATGGCATGAGTTGCCTTGCCGCACAATTAGTTGTTCAATTGAAACACGGTGTTGGTGGAATTTATATCTATGCACCAATGGTCGGTCGTGACCACTGGCAAGATTATGAATACCATGTGTATGAAGACAAAGTGATTGTGCAGAATTGCAATACTGTATATGATAGCGGACACAATCAAGTTATCTTTGATGGCACATGGAAAGACTTTGCACAATTTTGTTTAGATCCAATTTCTGCGGAGTGAACATGACTGGCTTTCAAAGCAAACGCCAAATGGCAAACGATAGATTTAAAGTATATTGTGAATGGTGCAATGATTGGCACTACGTTGACGAAGTTGACGTTTTAAATGTTGAAGAAGATATCGAAGGTCGGGATGTAGCACATTTTGAATGTGGACAACCTCCTTCATGGAACGAAGACATTTCACGATATGACGGTACCTCATCACTTGTTTATAAGGAATAAATTATTATGTTACTCGCAAAACCAAAACTGACAAACACACTTGACTCTAAGCAATTTGAAACTTTTACTGAATGCCAAGAATATCTTGAAGCGTATACTGATACTGCAATGCCACTCGTTGAATGGATTGCAATTGGTAAGATTCTTGTTGCTGAGACAATGACAACACCCGAATTCTATCCAAAGAAAGTAAAAGGTCAAATCGTTATGACTAAATTCGACATTGAGGAATTCGCATGAACAAATGTAGTGTTTGTAATTGCTCATTCACCGATGACGAAGGCGGCATACACGGCTACTTTGGTATGCTAAGTGTATCATTCTGTCCAACTTGTTTTAGTTGCATGTGTGATATGGTGAATCAGATAACACAAGAGTTTGGAGAAGAAGAATGAATGAAGAATTGATTAAATCACTTGCTATGCAGAATGAACGCATCTGGAACCTGTATACAATTGGTCCTGTTCAACGTGCAGAAGTGGAACAATTTGTTGAAGCGATTGTTATGCAATGCCTAAACATTTGCGAGAAACTTGGCGACCAAGGTATGGATGGGCACTACTGTGCGGATGAAATTACTAGAAAGTTTTTTCCGAGGTAAACATGAGTAACGGACTTACAATTGATTATGATACTGCCGACAGAATTACTCTGTTGAACCTGCAAGACCAACTAAAATATTTGCGGAAAGAACTTGAAGATTATAAAGAAGGAAAATGGTTGCATCCAGAAGATGTTGTGAATAACGTTAAAATCATTGCCGCTTTAGAACTGCTGATTCCGTACTATGGTGGGACGCCCTAGACCGCCGTTTGGGCGGCT